ATTGGTAACCTAGCTTCAAAGAAAGAAGTAGAAGACGCCCTTGACCAGAAGTCAGTGGCTGACATGACACGGGCTAAACAGCTTAAGTCACTGTTCCGTATTGTAACACCTCACTTAAATCTTAAAGATATTCCATTAGTGTGCGTAAACCATACCTATAAAGAAATTGGTATGTTCCCAAAGGATATTGTGTCTGGTGGTACAGGTTCTTATTATTCGGCTGATGCTATTTGGATTATTGGTCGTCAGCAAGAAAAAGATGGTACTGAGATTGCGGGTTATCACTTTGTGATTAATATTGAAAAGTCTCGGCATGTACGGGAAAAGTCTAAGATTCCTATTACAGTAACTTTTGAAGGTGGCATTAAGAAATGGTCTGGTCTAATGGATATTGCTATGGAAGCAGGCTATCTTCGTAAACCAAAAGCTGGTTGGTATGAGCGCGTTGATCCATTGACAGGTGAAGTGATTGGTGATAAAATGTATAGAGCTAAAGAACTTGCTGATAACGGCGATTTCTGGAAACAGCTATTCACCGAAACTGAATTTGCTAACTGGATTAAAGAACGTTATTCAGTTGGTGGCAAAGCACTATTCGAATCAGAAGAAACTGTAGAGGAACCTACTGAATGATTGAAAATACAATTCTTTCAAGTCTTATTCACAACGAAGAATACGCAAGAAAAGTTGTTCCATTCATTAAAGATGAATACTTTGGAGATAACGATACGAAAGTATTGTTCCAAGAAATTCGAAAATACATTGATCAATATAACGGGCTTCCAACTAAGGAGGCCCTACAAATCTCGATTGATGAACGGGATGATCTCAACGAAGAACGATATAAAAATATCTCAGAGTCTATTGACGACATGGGATATGATAATGATACTGAACTCGATTGGTTACTTGATAAGACGGAAAAGTTTTGCCAAGATAAAGCAGTCTATAATGCAGTAAGGAAATCTATTCTTGTTCTTGATGGTAAGGATAAAGAATACGATAAGGGCGCAATTCCACAGCTACTTTCCGATGCCCTCGGCGTGGCCTTTGATACTAACATTGGCCACGACTTTGTGGAAAATGCTGATCAACGATTTGACTTTTATCACACTAAAGAAGATAAGATTCCTTTCGATCTCGACTATATGAATAAAATTACTAAAGGTGGTGTATCACGTAAATCTCTATCAATTGCATTGGCCGGCACTGGTGTCGGTAAAACTTTGTTTATGACTCACTGTGCTGCAGCTAATCTAATGGAAGGACTTAATGTTCTATACATTACAATGGAAATGGCAGAAGAAAGAATTGCGGAGCGTATTGATGCTAACCTACTCGACCTTACTCTCGACGATCTTCGTTATCTTACTCGTGATGTATACCACTCGCGAATGAGTAATATTCGTAAACGTACAAATGGTAAACTTATTGTAAAAGAATATCCAACAGCTTCGGCTGGTTCGAACCATTTTAGATTTTTACTTAATGAACTTAAACTCAAAAAGAATTTCATACCAGACATTATCTATATTGACTATCTTAATATTTGTATGAGCTCACGTATGAAACAGGGTGCTAATGTAAACTCATATACTTACATCAAAGCTATTGCCGAAGAATTACGTGGCCTTGCTGTTGAATTCAATGTTCCAGTATTTTCAGCTACTCAAACAACTCGTTCTGGCTATTCAAATTCTGACATGGATCTTACCGACACTTCAGAATCCTTTGGTCTACCAGCAACTGCAGACTTTATGTTTGGTCTTATCTCAAGTGAAGAACTTGAAAATCTTGGTCAAATTATGGTAAAACAACTTAAGAATCGCTGGGGTGACATTGCCAATCCAAAACGTTTTGTTGTAGGTATTGATCGATCTCGAATGAAACTCTTTAATGTAGAAGAATCAGCTCAAGAAAATCTAACTAACGATTCGAAACCAAAAAAGCAACGTGAAAAAACTGTAATGGATAATAGTGCCTTTGGTGAACGTTACGAAGAAGACTCAAAGATTACTAAGTTCCGTGGTAAGAAACCAAACTTTGAAGGTTTCGCATGACTTATAAAGTAGCAAAAATAAAAGAAGAGTTTCATATAATAGAAAAAGATACCAATCTCGTAATAGAAGCTTTTGAAGAAGAAAAAGAAGCCAGAACTCTTTGTCGATCTCTCAACTTGGGTTCTGGCTTTGGTGGGTACACTCCAATATTTTTTGCTAAGCAAAAAGAAAGACCGCCTACAAAATAAGCGGTCTTTCACTCGGCTTGATGCGATGTCGAGCAGAACCCCACTGGCACCCATTGTGCTGCCTCGACTATTCCTGTTGTGTTTCGCTTAAAAGCTAATCTCACACTTGCCTCTTACGTTGTTAACGTATATACGCACCCACATAGTTATTTATATAAATTCGCACTTAACTATTGACATTTGCGAAAAAAATATTATATTAGATACATGATATATGAGATATACGATAATCCAGAATGGCTATCCTTTGATCTAATGGATAGGCTTATGATGCATGCTAATGAGACTTTACAGTTTCCTAAAGACTCGTACTTCGTAATTGAATTTAACGAAGATGTTTCGGGTTGTGGAGACTGTGATGTCGTTGATGGTGTAGTTGAGATTAACATTAATTCAAACATATCTTATAAAGAAACAATGGTTACTTTGTTTCATGAACTAGTCCACGCTGAACAAATTCTTAAAAAAAGATTAATTGTAGGTGAAGGTAATATGCCTTCTCAATGGTGTAATGTTATATATACTACTACCTATGAAGATTCCCCTTGGGAAATTGAAGCGTACAAATTAGAAAAACAACTAATGAGGACCTTTGATGGAATTAGATAAAGATTGTTGCGATGTAGTCGATAGAAATATTAACATGGCTGTTCCTTGGTACATTATGGCAGCTTATGCATACTATGTTGACGATGAACCAATACTAAGCGATGCAGGTTTCGATAGACTTGCTAAAAAAATACTTAGCAATTGGGAAGAAATAGATCACTATCATAAAGAATACTTAAATGAAGATATGCTAAAGTCTGGTACTTACCTTGGAGATTATCCAAGTCGAGTAGAAGGCGCAGTACAACAAGTGAAGGATATATATCGTGCTAAATCTAAATGATCAAATTAAAGAAGCCCTTACCGAAGCAATGATTCTTGAGTGTGCTCGTGAAGAGTATGATGAAGACCATTTGTTATATGTAGCTCAAAGATTGTCAGGTGCTCCTTATAGTTTTATTAAAGAAATTCACAATAAAAGTAAAATTATTGAATTTAACTATTGACATTATCCGAATACTTGCCTATAATAAATATTAGAAAGTAAAGGGGCTATAATGTTTCCAACAGTTATCAAACTCAACGTAGCTACGTTTAATGATCGTATTATGGGTATGATGGAAGATCACAACATTAGTATGAGTGAGGCTTTATTATGGGACTTTGAAGGTTTTACTTTTACTGCATCGCATATATATGCCAAGTATGGTATACGTGGTTTAGAAAATAGATTTCGTACGTACTTAATACGTAATGGCGTCAGTGGTAAAGATTCTGATTTCTATACCAATATATTCCTAGGCCGTGATTATGATAGAAAATTGAAAAAGGATGATGATGATGCCAAAGGCGAAAATGAGCAAAGCGGACAGAATCCAGGAAGCGAAGCGTAAGCACGAAGATTGGCTCAAAAGTATGGGCTACAAAGGTGGTAAAGCTTTAAAAGGTAAGAATGGTAGACGTATAGGTATCTACGAAATTCCAGATTACAACACTGGTCCTCGTGTTACGAGCGATACTATTTGTAGTAATGGTAATAAAAAAGATTCTATTAAGTATACTGGCACTTATGTACAAGGTATCGCTACTATGCATAAGAGTAACGCTGTGCCAGTATCGAGTCGCGAACAAGCAATCGAAATATCTCAAATGCGGAGAAGTTAATAGTTCTTATAAATACTTGAAAGAGTATTAGAGGAATATTAATATGCCTGCACTTGACTTGGATATGGACTTTATCCGTAGAGCAGAAAAGGTTACAGCTTTTAACTTAACAGCTAAAGACTTTGAAACTTTGAAATACAAAAAAGAGATTCAGTATTTGTTTAATAAGAATTTCTTTCCAGACTTTGATTTGTCGAAGACAATTAATGGTGTTGATATGAGAAAATTGAATAACCTAATTTCTTCGCTTAGATCAAATGACATGGCTAACTTTACTAAAATGCATAAGTATCCACTCAAAGGCGTGGGTCCAGGTGAAGCTACAATGTTTTTTCTTGTCAATGATGGTCACCTTGGTGGAGGATCCTCTGCTGGGGTTGATTTCGTTGTAGGATCAAAGAAGTACGAGATTAAAGCTGTTGATGTTTCTTCTGATGGATATGCCTATAACTTTAAGTTAGGCGGTACATTCCCCATATCTGACATTGTACGAGATTTGCAGGACTTACAAAAGCGTGCTGGTTATGGATCTGGTGCTGAAGTCAATAAAGGTACTATTGCAAAGATCCGTGCAAACTTTCCAGCAGAACTCAAAGTAATTGAAGATAAGTTTGTCGAACGTTCTTATGAAAACTATTTTAAGAACCACGACATTATCTTTATTCGTAACACTACTAGCAAAATTGGTGATATTGTCGCAGTAAAGAAAATTAAGAAAGAAGAAATTTTCCTTGAGCGTATCACGAGTGGCGTAGCAAAACCAACGGTAAAAATTTAATGAAACGTTTTTCCACATATATCACTGAGTCTAAAAATACACATATGACTCACCTTGAGGATCGTATCCTTGATGCTGGCGTTGAAGGTACACGAGAAGCTATCAATTTTCTTCGCGCGCTACGCGACATGCTTGCGGGTAAGTCTAAAGGCAAAGTAAATGTTACAGTAAAGTGGGATGGTGCACCTGCAATTTTTGCCGGTAAAGATCCATCTGATGGTAAGTTCTTTGTCGCAAAGAAAGGTATCTTTAATAAGAATCCAAAGATATATAAAACTAATGCAGACATTGACGCAGACACTGATGGCGATTTAAATACAAAATTGAAACTAGCTTTAGCGGAATTACCTAAGCTAGGAATTGAAGGAGTGGTACAAGGTGATTTCCTCTATTCGCAAGAAGATATTAAAACGGTGGAGATTGATGGAGAACCGCATATTACTTTCCATCCTAATACCATTGTTTATTCGATACCAAAGAAAAGCAAACTCGCTTCACAAATCCTTGCCTCAAAAATTGGAGTGGTCTGGCACACTACATACCGAGGAGACTCACTTGAAACAATGCGAGCGTCTTTTGGAAAGGAGATTGCAAGCACTCTTAAAAAGAACAAAAACGTCTGGTCGGTAGATGCAGTTTATAAAGACGTGTCTGGTTTAGCTACGTTTACTCAAAAAGAAACAGAAGCTGTTACCAAAATTCTATCACAGGCAGGTAAGATATTCTCTGGTCTTAAGCGTGAAACCATTGATGGTATTCATAAGAACGAAGAGTTAAGACTCAGAGTCAACACATTCGTGAACGCCAAAGTACGCGAAGGCCAGCGTATCACGAATCCTAGTCGTTTTGTTAACGAACTTGTAGACTATATAATGGGCTATTATAAAAAGCAAGAGGATGCACGTAAATCAGAACGTGGCAAACAAGCACAAAGAGATAAGTCCAAAGAAGTCTTAAAATATTTTAGTGTAGTTGACAAACGAGAAATCGTAAGACTATTTGAATTGTATAACCTTATTGTAGATGCTAAACTTATGATTGTACGTAAGCTCGATACGGCCAAACGTATAAATACTTTATTATTAACACC